TGCCAAAGCCATCCTCAACCATCCGGAAAAGAAAATGATACTTGCCTGGGCCATTGCCCGAAACATGAGCAAGACTACTTTCTTTCAGATGATCAGCATCTGGATGAACTGCCGCTTCATCCACAAGATGGAGAAAGGCTACAGCACGGGTATATGGATGAGCAAGACGTTTGACCAGGCTGTCAAGAGCTTGCGCGCCATCCGCTTACAGTTTGAATACAACGAGCGTTTAAAGAATGATTTCGGGGTGTTTAAAACCGTGGCCACGTGGGGCGATGATATGTTTATCACCACACAAGGCATCAGTTGGTTTCCGCTAGGCAAAGGCCAAAGCCCACGCGGTGCCAAGAATGAAGAGATCAGGCCGGACATACAAATCTGGGATGACTTTGATGATGACGAAGAATGCCTCAATGACATTCGCCTAGACAAGAGCTGGCGGTGGATGATGGATGCTTTGCTGCCAACACTTGATGTAAGCCAGAACGCTTTCATTGCTGCACTCAACAACATCATTGCGCCCAAAAGTTTAATGACGCGTGTGTTGGAGATTGCCGACTATACAGCTAAGATCAATCTATTAGATGATCGCGGTCAGCCACGCTGGAAGAGTCGCCACAGCTTAGATGATTGCATGTGGATGATCAACAAGATCGGAACACTGGCAGCGCAGAAAGAATACTTTAACAACCCAATAAGTGAGGGCAAAGTATTTAAAGCCGAGTGGCTGCAAGATAAGAAGATGACCAGCGGCTACACGGCCCTGATCGCTTACCTCGATCCATCCTTCAAATCAAAAAAGAATGCCGACCACAAGGCTCTTGTACTATTAGGCTTGAAAGATGGCGAGTTCCACATCTTAAAAGTCTATTGCGACCGTGCCACTGTAGAAGACATGGTAGAGTGGCATTATGAACTGGAGAAGTTTGTGAAAGGCAAAAACATGATGTGTGAGTTTTGGATGGAAGAAGTATTTCTCCAGGACTTATTATATAAAGACTTTGCCGAAGCCGCCAAGCGCAAGGGTTGGCCCATAGGTGTGCAGGGCGACAAGCGCCAGAAGCCCGACAAGGACATGCGCATAGGTGCGATGGCCGGATACTTCGAGCGCGGACAGATCTATTTTAACGAGGCCGAGAAAGACAACCACCACATGATTATGCTAAAGCAGCAGATCATGCTCTTTCAACCAGGCAACACCGGCATAAAGAAAGATGGGCCCGATGCACTGGAAGGCGCACTATTTAAAATGATGGACAAAGTGCAGATGAGCGCACCGCAAAGCTTTGGCAAACGAGCCCGTAGTAAAAACATGTATTAACTAGATATGAGTATTGAGACACAAGATATGAGACCGATCACTCTGGTAAGACGGTACCCGGTTACACGATTAGCTCTGTCGGGCAAAGACTGTGAACTAACCAAGGAAGTGAAGCAGCTCTATTTGACTGTTCTCAAATCTCAAATCTCAAATCTCAAATCTTAATTATATGCCTTTCCTAACCGACTCCGACTACCTCGACCAGATTAAAGCCACGCAGCTTTCGGTCATTACCGAGAACACGCTAAGCATCCGGCAAACGTGCGAGGCCAAGGCCGAGGCACAGATGCGCAGCCGCCTGGGTGTGCGCTATGCCGTAGATAGCATCTTCAGCCAGGTAGGTGCCAGCCGCAACAGCGAGATCATCATGTACTATATAGACATGGTGCTCTACCACCTGCACAGCCGCATCAACCCGGGGCAGGTGCCGGAGCTGCGCAAAGAAAGATATGGCGATGCGCTGGAATGGCTCAATAAAGTAGCCAGTGGCGACTTCCTACCCGACCTGCCCAAAGTGGGCGATGCGGATGGAGATGGGGTAGACGACAAAAACGTGGTGCAATGGGGAAGTTTAGCCCCACGAAACCCGTATTTCTAAAATCGGCATGGGGATATAATTCCCCAACCCGTTTAACACCTGTTTAACATCGTTCAGGTTTGATCGGGAAACGAAAAACGAAGTAGAACTCGACTAAAATATTTAGAGCCTTTAAATCAAAGAAAAATGGCCAAAGTGCAAAAAGCAGGGAGAAGCAAGGCAACCACAGAAACAAACGTGGTGGTAAACAACATAAAAGTAGGGCAGCTTCAGCGCGGAAATCAGAACGTGCAAACTTGGTTTGCCAACCTAAAGGCTGCGGAAAGCACACTGAACCCAAACAGGAAGCAGCTTTACCAGACCTACTTAGATGTAGCGGTCGACCTTCATGTTGATTCCGTTATGGATAAAAGGATAAGAGCCGTGAAGACTACACCCTTTGAGTGGGTTGGGTTAGATAATGATTTAATCATCAAGAATTTCCGAAGCCCTTGGTTTGGTGAAATGCTTAGCTTAATTCAATCGCGAATATTTTATGGTACTACCCTGGCGGAGATTGAGCTAGGACAAGATGGACTTATCTCTGATGTTAAGATGGTGCCTCGCCAAAACGTGAAGCCTGAAAAGGGTATTATATCGTTAGATGGCAACTCAGATAATGGCATCAACTACAAAGAAGGGCAGTACTTGAACTATATTATCCAAATTGGTAGAGATAATGATTTAGGTAAGCTCTCAAAGATTGCTCCCTATGTATTGATGAAGCGCGTCAACCTTGCCGACTTCACTAGGTACAATGAAATGTTTGGAATGCCTTTAAGAGTTTACGAATACGATCCGTTGAAGCAGGGCGCGCGCGAAGAAGTTGAAAAGCAAGCGGAAGCCTACGGAAGCGCTGCTTACATCGTGTTACCAAAAGGAAGCGCCACTGTTGAGTTCCACGACAGTGTTAAACAGTCAACCGCCTATGCTTACGACAAACTTCATCAAATACTCAATGATGAGATAACTATTGGTGTATTGGGCCAGCTGCTCACAACAGGCGGTGAAGGTGGTGGCAGCTATGCGCTGGGCAACATTCACAAAGCGGTGGAGAGTGGAATCAATTTAGAGGATCGGTTGACCGCGGAGTATCTTATCAACTACCCTTTCAAAAACAATATCTTAATACCCCACGGGTATCCGCTTAATGAGTTTGAAGGTCGATTTAAAACTTCGGAAGAGATCAATAAAGAGGCCAAGCTCAAGATGTGGATAGAGCTATACAAAAGCGGTGCCCCTATAGCCGAAGAAGATTTTTATAAGGAATTCGGAATTGAGCCTCCGGGCAGTAGGCCAGTGGTCGCGCATAGCAGCAATGCCTTGCCCGACCCAGCCTCATCCGAACCACCGGTACCACCCACACCCGAAAAAAAAAAGGTAAAGCTTAACTCGCTCAACGCTGAGCTGGCCACCTTCTACGGCCACAAGTGCAGCCACGACAAAAGCCCGATGCGTGTAACGCTCAGTTACAAGAGTGAGCTGAACGCAATTATAGACAGCATCATTCAACGCCTGAAGAGCGGTGAGCTGAAAGCCGGAGACGTGGATCCTAAACTTTACAACCTCACAGCCGAAGAGCTGTGGGTAGGCGTACAAAAAGGAATAGGCGTAAAGCTGGAAGCTGCAAGCGGCACGGAGTACGCCATGCTGAAAGCCTTGCGCACGAATGTGTATGTCTTCAGCGGGTTTAAAACCTACCAGTTTTTAAAACAGGCTAGTGAACTACTGGTAGATGCTGATGGTAAGGTGAAAGCCTTTAGCACCTTCCGCGATGAAGTGCTGGCACTCAACAGCCAATACAACATCGAGTACCTGCGCACCGAGTATAATTATGCAATTGCATCTTCACGAATGGCTGGCAAGTGGCAACAGTTTGAAGCCAACAAAGGCACATTGCCGTTGCTGCAATATGAAACCGTGGGCGATGCACGTGTGCGCGCTGCTCATGCGGCATTGGATGGAATCATCAAACCAGTTAGTGATGATTTCTGGAATCAATACCTGCCACCAAACTCGTGGAACTGTAGATGCACCGTGCGCCAACTGGCCGAAGGCACAGTGAGCGAAACAAAACCCGAGAACTTGCCACAGCTTGCCGCGATGTTTAAGACCAACACCGGCAAGAGCCAGGTAATATTCCCGCCAAGTCATCCTTACTACAATGTAGATGCAGGCGACCAGAAGAATGCGGATAAGAATTTTGGATTGAGTATACCGGAGTAAAATCGTTGATGGTTGTTCGTTGTTGGTGATTCGCAACGATCAACAACCAACGATCAACCAACAACGACCAACAACGACCAACGAAAATGCACTACCTCCAAGCCATAGCCAACCTCGAACGCCTGAAAGGCCAGCTCACCACCCTTGCCGGAAACGAGATGGTGAACGAGGCGCTGGATAACATTCGCCAGGAGAAGGACATCAACGGCCAGCCGATGAAGGCACGTAGCCCAAAGGCTGTGCGCAACCGTGGCAGAAAGTTATTGGTAGATACTGGAGAAGGCCGCAGAAGCATTCGCCAAAAGATAAGCGGCACGAAGGTAGGGCTGGTAGCCAACGACTACATGGTGGCCCACAACGAGGGCGTGAACAAAACGGTGAGCGTGCGCAGCCGCAAGGGCAGAACGTTTAGCCGGAAGATGAACCTGCCGCAGCGCGAGTTTACAGGCGAGAGCCGCAAGCAAACAGAGCGCATAGAAAAAGTAATTGCAAACCAAATTTTAAAAGCTGTATCCTAAACCCGTTTAACCATGAAAAATCTATTGATTGTGTGGATGGTGCTATCGCTGCTGGAAGTAGTGAGGCACTGGTATATCATAAAAAGAAAAAAGAAAAGCCCCAACAAGCTGGTGAGCTTTTTGGCGAGGGCAGCAGTGGCCATTTGCCTGGCATGGTTTGATCAGCTGCCTCTATCAATAACATTGCCCACCTATGCCATTGTAGATTGGTGCTTTCACGATTATGTTTTAAACCTGCTCTGCGGCACTACGCCTATCTGGTACCTGAATGACACCGGCCCTATCGATCGCTTCCAACGTAACTATCCAAACATGTTTGCATGGTTTGTGTGGAAGGTGATCTTGTTTATTGGTTTGGTAGGTGCTTACTTCTTCAATTTTTAAGCACATGGAAAAGACTATCTACGAACAGGCCATTGTGCGCCTCACCAGTGCCGAGGCCATTGCCTACATTG